CACTACGTTGATGTCATTCTCACCTATCTTTGATGGTGATGGAAATTTACTCAATGTTGATCCAAACACAGTAGATAGAAAATTTGGTTGTGATACTTGTGGTAGGAAATGGATCAGACAAACAAAAGGCGTTGAAGAAACTTTTGTGATGTTGAATTGAGGTTGAAATGATTAAATGTTATTGTCCCTATACAAACAATCTTGGTGATTTTCTCAATGTTATGCCAGTATTTTCTGGTCTAGCGAAATCATTGGGCGACACCATTCGATTGGTTGTTGCTGATGAACATAAGAGGATCAAAGGTTTCAGAGAGTTTTTTGAATATCAACCTTTCTTCCATGAAGTGTTGTTTCGTTCTGAGGTGCTGGGAATGGATGAAAACACTTATATGATTGTTGCATTTTCAGAATATGAATACAAAGATTTGACAACAAGACCAAATAGACCAATCGAAACAATGCGGCACGAAAAATTCATTCGTGATCATTATCCCTTCCTTACATTTGAAATTGATGATAGTTTGATTTTAGAAATTCCAAATTGGTCTGATACAGATGAAGTATTATATGGACCTGGTTTTCAAAAACGTATTGTTGGTGATCGTTGGAGTTCTGTAGTTGATACTAGACGTTCGTGGAATATATTAAAAGATTCAGGTAATTTTGATGATGAAACAAAATTTTATTTTCTTGATTATAATCAAACATTAATGGTTAATGCTGCAATCATTGCTAGTTCTCCATATCCGTTTATTGGCACATTTACTGGCTCAGGAATGTTGGCTGATCTACTTGGTGTTGAAAATTGGTGTTTATATGATGATTCCATGCTTAACCCACAATGGAATGGAATGCCAATCGAATATAGCTATTGGAAGCACTATTTCGGAGACCGAAACAATCATCTTTGTCGCGTAAATGATCCAGTTATTACAGGTTATGAACCAAGATGACAAAACTATTACATAAGCTATTTGGTTGTTTCTTTTTTTGGAGAGAAGATCGTAATCACATCAATAGTATCCATTATTATTTCGAATGTAATATTTGTCATAAAAGACAAATTATTAAATCAAATAAAGGTTATCAACCTATTGACCACCTCTGGTTAAATAATGATTGAATTTCATAGTGTAAATGAACTAAAAATAGAAAGGTTTGAAACAGTATTAAGAGAAATTAAAAATTTTCTTATTAATCCCGAATGGGGAACCTGGCCTTATATGGAAAGCACAAGAGTTTATGATGATAAAGATAGAATTTTAAATTTAGTATTAGATGTATTGGATGAAAAATGATTACTGAAAAAGAAGGCAATCTATTATATGATGACGCTGATGTGTTGATTTGCACAACAAATTGTGTCGGTGTTATGGGAAAAGGTATTGCTAAAGATTTCAAAAACAAATATCCAAAACAAGTAAAAGAATACGTTGAAGATTGTAATGATGGAAGTCTTCTCCCTGGTGATTGTAGGTTCTATCCATTAGAACAGATATTTGGCCATCAACGTTATTGGGGAGCAATTTGCACCAAAAACCATTGGAAAAAACCAAGTCAATATGAATGGATATTAAATGGTTGCGATATGTTAGCTTTTAATGCTTCATTTTATAACATGCAATCTGTTGCCATACCACCTCTTGGTTGTGGTAATGGTGGACTTGATTGGCGTATAGTCTATCCAATTATTAAGGATGTGTTTCGACATTCGTATTTAGATGTAAGGGTGTATATACCATGACAAAAGCGATTAGAGTATATAATGGTCTATTTGGACCTGATTTGACATTTGCTGCATTGAGAATGGGTGATTTGATTGCAGTTTGTAATTTCCTAGAATGGATCCGTAGTCAACATACACATGTTAATCTAAAAGATGTGCAAATGTATATACCAGATAAAGTCGTTTTTCCTAGTGAGCATTGTTTGCAATTTAGAGATTGGTTGGTAAATAATACTGATTATGTAACACCTTATGCACAACCAAATGATCTAGTTGAATTATCTATTATTGCCGGTACCGATCAAACATATCCGTCAATGTACAACCTTTGGAATATTAGACAAGATGTTATTACACAGAAACAAAATGTGTTCCATATTCCAGATGCTGTAAAATTACCTAGATTGTTTGAGAAGAGGAAAAAGATTGTTATTCAACCATTATTTGATGCCCCATATAATGCTAACAGAAATTGGTCTATGAGTTTATTTGAAGATATATTAGTAGATCATGCATTTAGAGGTGCATTAGCGGATTACGAAATTGTTGTTATTACTAGAGAACATATTATAAATGAAATGGTCGGTATTAAAGAAAGTTACGATTTTGAAACTAATTTGCGACATGTACAAGAAGCTGAAATTTTTATTGGTGGAGATACAGGCTTCTCTCACTTTGCAGCATCTTTAGTTGATGGACCTAAATGCGAATTTTGGTATCCAAAAACTACTTACGGAACAACAAATCCTTTTTATTGGAAAACCAAACATAATATGTATTATTACTGAACAATAATAAATATGTTTACCACAAGGTAAACAAATGCAACGATTTAATGATTTTTTGATAGAAAAAGAAAAGGCGGCCCAGAAACACGTGGTGCTCGCCTTTGGACGATTCCAACCACCAACCTCTGGTCATGCTAAAGTAATAAAAAAAGTCCATGAATTAGCCGAGGAACACCAAGCATCCCATCACGTCGTGTTATCACAAACGTTTAACGCAAAGAAAAATCCTCTCGATCCAGAAACAAAACTTCGACACGCAAAAGTATTTTTCCCGGATACTAATTTTGAATTAGCAACAAGGGAATATTCAGGTCTTATTCAACAAGCAAAACGAATTAACCAAGATAATACCCATTTACATATGGTTGCTGGCGATGATCGTGTTAAAGAGTATCGTGACCTATTGAATAAATATAATGGTGACCAATATCATTACAAGAAAATCCAGGTTCATTCGGCTGGTGAAAGAAAACCATCTTCTGATGGCGCCATAGGTGTTTCTGGTACCAAAATGAGAGAATATGCTGTCAATGGTGATTTCAATAAATTCATAGCCGGTGCGCCACATGGTAGTGCTAAAGCAAAAAAGGATCTTTATAACGATCTAAGAACAAGTTTGATGAAAGAGGAAACAAACAAGGCTATATTTGTAGTTGGTGGTCCCTGTAGTGGGAAAGATTTGGTGATAAGATATCTCAAAGAAAACTATTCGTTACAGGAGTTTGAAATTGGAAATCTTCATAAAAAAACCACACCTTTTAGTTTATGTTCCGAACACATTATTGTCAACGGTCCTGCTTTTGATTTTGAAACAACACGGGACGTTAAGTCTTACCTAGAAGAACAGAACTACCAATGTATGATGGTTTTTGTTCATGTTAGTAATGAAGAAAGTAAGAAACGAAACGAAGCAAGAGTAATCAAAGGTAGTAGATTGCTCGTAGAAGAAAAACGATTAGAGAAATGGTGGAAATCTAGCCTTAATCAAACACCATTTTATGAATTATTTGAAACATTTACATCATACGACAATACAACTAAAGAACCTTTTGATGAGTTGTTTGAAAAGGTTAACAAATTCATTACGGAGGTTGACATTAACGAGGAAGTAGAAAATCTTTTCGAGAAAGAAAAGTTAGTGGTTTTGAAGAAGAAAAAAACAAACCCAGTAAAACAAGGACCAGATATTACATCAACAGCACAGACTAGATTTGGTGGAGGTATCTGGTCAACAAATGGTTTACAGTATGGTATAGGTGAAAAGGTTTCATTTTCAGCATTTAGGAAAAAGTTGAATGGTTAGGTTTCATCTATTACAAGAAGAAAAAAAAGATGGATATAGAACAAAAAAAATTGATGGCGGTATCCATTTTGTTTTCAGGGGCAAAGAACATATTGGTAACATTCTAGCACCACAATTAGGTGGTGATAAAAAAACAGCCAGTCAATTCAAAGCGATTGCGAAACATTGGGGTAAAACAACAAGTCACCCATCAAAACATTCTGCAATGGAATGGTTGAAAAATTCTCATGGTTTGACTGTAAGGTTAGAAGATGCCGAAGAAGTAATGAATATGTTAATTGAAAGTGGTAGTTTAGCGTCGAAACTACAAAAAATGGATTCCAGCGGCAAAAAAGAATATTTCCGCGATCTTTATCAACAACATATAAAAAATGGTATGGCTCCAAAATATTTCAAATCACCACAACACATTGCGTCGATGATAGAGAGACAACATAAAGTACCTAGAGGAACATATAGTGGACATGTACAGGAAAATATAAATGAAGCCAACGGTGTTTCATTATTTCGATATAATAAAGTCACCGGTTATTGGAAACATGAAAGAACATTTGATGAACCTAATAATGCTCCGACCTATTTAGAACATTACAAAAAAAATGAACCTAATGAACATTTTCATATTGGAAAACAATTACCAAAACATAACCCTATGAAAAAAACTAATGAAGGTGAAGAAGCACAAAAAGTTGGCCTAACTCCAAATTCTACTCAAAATGGTCATATTAAGAAAACAATGGTTGGAGTTGTTAGAAAAGATCCAACCAAAGCTGTCATTAATAAGAACTATACACAAAGGGATGTAACAGAAGCATTTTTGCGTGTATATCATGAAGCAACAAGTAACCTCAATGATCCAAATGATAAGGCAGAAGCTAACACATCTGAAATGAAACCAACTAAAAAGAAAAATACTGGTAATGGTAACAGCGAAGTAATAAAGTTACCAAATACTGACACACATCAACCAGGACCAACTATTGAACTCAATCCATCATTGAACCATCCATATGATACTCCTGATGTAGCGCCAAGTAATCAAAGACGCTCTAAATCATAGCGCGCTTCCATCCTTTATGTATTTTAGTTATACCATTCTTTACTGCTCTCATAGTATGGAGAATTAGATTATTATCTCTACAAAATTGTGTAAGATTATGGATTTTTATTTTTTCACCTTCAGGATTATTGAAGTAATGATCCTTGCTATTTATAAAAAACGTAGGACCACCTAAATGACGGTTAGCTAATTTATTTTTTAATCTATGTTCATCTGTAACAGGTTTTCCATACATAGGATTTTTGGGGCCTATTTTTGCTAATCTTATATTAATTCTAGATTTAAGGTTTTCAGGTTTATCTTTATGCCAATTACCTCCTATCTTTGACTTTTCAATGAATATTTCTTCTTTACCTATTTGACCAGATAAACACTTCCACGCTACGTAATCTTCTTGAAAACCATAATAACACCATAACTCATAATGCCATATTGCATGATCATAAACAGTTAATTTTACAAGATTTGGAGGATCATGATAAATATGTTTAGCCATATTAGCTGAATCTCCTATCAGATTTAGAATAGGTGGAGGCAGTAACCTCGTGACCTATAAGTATTTATAAATAAGAGATAATCACCAGGAGTATAAATTACCATGAGTATATGGGGTCGGACGGATAGTCAAAATGATAAGCCTAAATGGCCAAAAGAACGTTTTCAACACGGGTTAATCAAACTTAGTGCCAATGCTGCTACGTTTCCAACATCTACTCTTAATTTTGCAACTAATGCCGTAACAACTGCTGGTATAGCCAATAATATGGTTGCATCTGGTGTAAATGTTGGTAACACTGTGGGAACGATTGGATATAACGAAATTGCTCCATATGTTGTCAATGTATCTACTAATACAGTAACATTATCACAAGCAATGGCAGGTAACATTGCTGCTGGACAAGTCATTACCTTTTCGAAATTGATTACCGATCGCCCAGCAAATACTGCAAATGGTCTATCGCCGAGAGCATCAGCTAATTCTTATAATGCAAATACAATGATGGTGACAACCGGTAGATTAAAAAATGCATCTGTTGGTTACGCAAACGCAACTACTCATGTTGGTTGGAATCATGTTAGACATGGTACAGGATATTTAAGTACTGTTGGTGTGCCCAATGGAGGTAAAGGCTATCTTCCATCTAATTCACAAACATCTTTCTTCACCATTACAGCTAATGGTTCATATGGTGAAAATACAACAGCCGCGTCAGCCAACGTCGGTTATGCTGTGAACGCCAATGGGTCCATTGCAAATACTATTACCACTATCAAAGGTTCAGGATTTATCCAAACACCCACTGTAACAACCGGAGGTGTTAACGCTGTTGCTCTGCGTTATGTTACATCTGCTGCCGTAACGTTAGGTGGTTTTGGTTATTCAAATGGAACTGTATTGACTATTTCCGGTGGTACCGGTATTGGTGCGAACGTTGTTGCTTTTGTGAATAGTGCAGGATCATTAATTGCTGCAAACGTATTTGCTACTGGTGGTGGATGGGGATCAACTGCTCCAACTGCTTCTGTACCTGCCGGTGGTTCAAGTAACGCAACAGTTTCACTAACAATGGCTAACGGTGCTAATGCAATTGTTTCCACAACAATGGGTGGGAAAGCTAATCGTATTTTCATTGAAACATTGGTTGCTCTATCAAACACAACCGCCTCAACATCTACATCTGGTGGCCAAGAATATCCAGGATCATAATATGAAAAGTCTTTCGGAATTTACTGGATTTATTAAACATAAACCAGAAATGGTTGATCTAGATAATGTCAACGACCAATTAACTGAGGTAACAGAAGATTGCCGTTATCCTGATGTTTGGTCTGCTATCGAAACTATTACACAAATAGCTAAAGAAAATGGACTAAATTTACCATTACTTGAAGACCTAGAAGATGAAGAATTTGGAGAGGAAGTGTTTCAATTAGATGAAGAACACTTCCTATATTTTTGTTATATGTTAGATGAAGAAACGAACGAATATGAAACAGTTTCAGGTATTTTTACCGAAGAAGAACTGGAAGAAATATTAGCCGAATAACTCGCTAAATATATTATGGACAATTTGACTGAACAAAATTACCTTTTGATGGCAATGAAAGCCTATGAATCGCCTAGATGTATTATGAGTGAATTTGCCGAAGATTTGAAACATATCAAATATGTGAAACGACTCTTTAGAAAATATAGTTCTGGTGATGTATTGAATGAAAGATTGATACTTAACCATATCATTTGTTTGTCTAATGTCTTTGGAATTGAACCGACTGTAAGATTATTGTTTTTTCGTGTCAATAAAAAGGACTATAGTATCTTAAAGACTTTTTTGTTGTATTTAGAATATATGCCTGATATAATTACAGGGATCAATGGAAAGAATATTCATACCGAAGATGTTCCCGTTGATCTTTCAATCGCAAAAGTATTAAGGAGTTTATAAAATGTGTTCTGTTTCTATGATTACTGGTTACGGTCTTGAAAAAGTATTTCCGGGTATTATAACACCAGCCGTTCAACCAAGTCTACCAAGTGTTCTCTCCAATGATTGGGTTGAAAAATTATATAACCAAACTAAAGTCATTACTTTAACAGAATATAATGAATTGATCCGTAAAGCTAAAGAATTTGACGCAAAGACAAATCAACCTGAATGTCCTGATCCAGAAAAAATTGCTGCTGTTGAGGAATTTTGTAAGAAATTTGAATTGATGGGAACAGAAATGTTCCGTCTAGCAAACGACCTGAGAAACCTTTTAAAATAATGAAAACTTTCCAAAAACTTAGAGAAGATGGAATTGTTGCAGTCAACAATGTTGGTTCGGGGCACATTGCTGGTACTGGTGTCGGACTACAAGGGGAACCTGGTGGACCTAAGTCGTTGATGTTCAAAAAGAAACAAAAAATAGCCAATATCTTATCAAGGAAAAATGAAGTAAAGTGAAATATTACAACAACATAAATATTCCATCTAATGGTTTATGGAAAAAATAAAGTGTCCTATTCATTTCAATCACAGAATGATCCAAGTGAAAACCAAATTAATAAGCCTAAAGAAAAGCTAACTCCAATTGACTGGTTAGGCTTCACTTATTATATGGGTTACGATCTTAGCGTCAGGTCCGATGTTGAAAGGTTATTTAAGAATTTTTCATGGTTAGATAGTGCTAGAGCGAAATCTGAAAAAAGTACCACAAGAAAAAATGCAATCATCGTAACCGTTTTAACAGCTTTGGGGACAGGTATTATTACTGTAATAGGTTCATGGATAGTGAAGAAATACGTACCCGGGTAGACCATGAGGTTTATCTTGAATTATATAAACAACATCCTCCAACATTTGTAGATTGGTGTCACGAACATCAAATATCAACATACATATCGTTCGGAGGTTTATGTGGTTTTCTACTAGGTTTAATGCTTCTCCTGTAGATTTCATTTGCTTTTTTGAATGATTTCGTATATTATGAGTCAATGTTTCTTGAGCGTAAATACCTCCTCCAAATATCATCACAATTAAAGCGTTTCAAACAGAAAAAGGACTCTCTGTTCTCTTTTCGATGTCCAATTTGTAACGATTCTGAAAAGAATGAATTTAAGACAAGGGGATTTATCTATACTCATAGAGGATCCTATCTTTATAAATGTCACAATTGTCAGATCGCGTTATCATTCAAGGATTTCTTAAAAGCTGTTAATGAAACGATCTACAACCAATATCTGTTAGAGAAATTAGCTAATAACACCATCTATATCAAACAAGAAATACCAGTTGAAGCTAAACCTAGAAAGCCATTGTTTCGAGAGCATATTAATTTACCAACCATTGCGTCTTTAGAGCAAAATCATCCAGCAAAAGAATATGTCTCAGGCAGAATGATCCCTCAAGTCTATCATTCGATATTATTCTATGCAGATGATTTTGCTCATTTCACTAATGAAATATTCCCAGAAAATGAAAAGGATTTGTGGAAGAATGATCAGAGATTGGTGATCCCTTTCTATGATGAAAATAGACAATTGCTTGGTTTTCAGGGTCGTTCTATCCCAGAAATCAACCCATCCCAAATTCGTTACATTACAATTAAGTTAATTGAAAATAATCTCAAAGTCTTTGGGATGGAAAGAGTCAATCAAAATGAAAAAATCTATGTATTTGAAGGGCCTATTGACAGTTTATTCATTCCAAATGCAGTAGCAACATGTGACGCCTCACTTCTCCTATCTGCTAAATATTACACTAAAGCCAATCTTGTTTTGGTTTTTGACAATCAATATCAAAACAAGGATGTAAGGCGACAAATCCAAAAATCAATCAATCAACAATTCAACATTTGTTTGTTTCCCAAATCAATGATTGGGAAAGACGTGAACGATTTCATTCTTCAAGGCTATACTTGTGGCGAAATAAAAAGTATAATCGATAACAATACATTTCATGGGTTACGTGCCCAACTAGAATTTAATAATTTGAAGGAGTAAACGATGACCATTTCAGCTAAAGTGATTCGTGATAGCATCAATCAATATGGTAATAGAATAACAACAATGCAGTTACGGTATCCTCGTTTCATCCATGCCGAAGAAACAACACATAGAATCTTAAATACACAACCAGAACTGATCATGATGGTGTTACCAGATGGTGTAATGTATGATCGTAACCTTTCTAGAAACGCATCATCTTCCAGAGCAGTACCTGTATCAAAATTGATTGAAGATATCGAACGCGATCCTGTTTACCCATCGTTTTGGGGTAAGAATCAACCAGGAATGTCAGCAGATGAAGAATGTAATGAACCGGTAAATATATTACTAGATTGGGTTCATGAAGTAGATGAATTTGGAACAAGAGAACAAGCATGGGATATGGCTAAGAATTATGCTATTTGGTTTGCTAAAGCTTTCGATAAAGCTGGGTATCATAAGCAAATTGTCAATCGTCTCCTAGAGCCATTTTCCCATATCAACGTTGTTGTTACTGCAACAGAATGGAATAATTTTTATTCATTACGGCGTCATAAAGATGCTCAACCAGAAATCAAAATACTAGCTGACGCAATGTGGGAAGCACAACAAACGAGTAAACCGTGTCTTCTCAAAGAAAACGAATGGCATGTTCCATACGTAGATGAATATATTGGTAATGAAGATCGTATCAAATTGTCGGTGGCCCGTTGCGCTAGAGTATCATATCTAACACATGATGGTAAACAACCAAACGTTGAAGCTGATTTGAAACTATATGATCGTCTAATTGGTTCAATACCATTACATGCTTCACCAGCAGAACACCAAGCAACACCAGATACAAGATATAAAGGTGGAGATAGTTGGAACAATAAAGAAAAACATGGAAATTTAAAGGGTTGGATCCAATACCGAAAAACTCTACCAAACGAAAGTTGCAACTAACAATAAGGAACAAGAATGATCAAGATAGACTTATCCAGAGATCAACTATTTGATGAACTGGGACTTTTAAGGTTGCGTGAATCATATATGATGGATAATGAAATTTCTCCACAAGAACGATTTCGTTATATAGCCGAAGCGTTTGGGTCAAATGAGAAACATTCTCAAAGACTATATGATTATTCATCGAAACATTGGTTATCCTATGCAACACCAATTTTATCGTTTGGTAAATCAAAAAAAGGTCTACCGATTTCTTGTTTTCTCCCATATCTACCAGACACATCTGAAGGACTTGTAAACACTCTTTCAGAGGTGAATTGGTTATCAATGATGGGTGGTGGTATCGGAATTGGTCTTGGTATTCGTTCTTCTGATGATAAATCAACTGGTGTAATGCCTCATTTGAAAATATACGATGCTTCTAGTCTAGCATATAGACAAGGAAAAACACGTAGAGGATCATATGCAGTATACCTAGATATTTCACATCCAGATATCGTTACGTTTCTTGATATGAGAAAAGTTGGTGGTGATCCTCGTATTCGTTGTGCAAATCTACATCACGGTGTAAATATTCCTGATCGTTTCATGGAAATTGTTGAAAAATGTATGAGTGATCCATATGCAAATGATGATTGGAAACTCATTGATCCACACACAAAAATAGTTAAAGAAATCATTTCTGCTAAGTATCTATGGCAGAAAATTCTAGAATTAAGAATGGAGACAGGTGAACCATATTTGCATTGGATTGATGAAAGTAATCGACATCTACCAAAATTCATGAAAGAACAAGGTCTATCGATCAAGCAATCAAATCTATGCACTGAAATATTACTTCCAACAAACGATGAACGAACAGCGGTTTGTTGTTTATCGTCATTGAATTTAGAATATTATGATGAATGGAAGACAAATGAATGGTTTATTCTAGATGTAATGGAAATGCTCGATAATGTATTACAATACTTCATCAATAACGCTCCAGATACAATCTCCAGAGCAGTCTTTTCAGCAACACAAGAACGGTCAATTGGTGTTGGGGCTCTAGGATTTCACGCTTATTTGCAACAACATAAGGTACCATTTGAATCAGCTAGTGCCAAATCTATTAATAAGCAAATATTCAAACACATTCGTAGCCAGCTTGACGCTGGTAATTATCTCTTAGGTGAAACAAGAGGTAATGCTCCGGATGCAGATGTATTTCCAATTGTTCAACGATTCTCCTTGACACAAGCCATTGCACCAAATGCTTCATCTTCAATCATTATGGGTAACACTTCACCATCAATTGAACCATATAGAGCAAATGCTTATCGTCAAGATACAATGTCGGGTTCACAGCTAACCAAGAACAAATATTTGAACACAATATTATTACAGAATGTTAATGAAGAAAGAACCATAGAAGAAATATGGTCAAGTATCATTTCACACGGTGGTTCTGTTCAACATTTAGACTTCTTAGACGACCACACTAAAGATGTTTTCAAAACGGCAATGGAAATTGATCAACGTTGGATTGTTGAACATGCGGCGGATAGACAAGTGTTTATTGATCAAGGTCAATCAGTGAACCTATTTTTTCCACCAGATGTTGATATCAAATACTTACATCTGGTTCATTTTCTTTCTTGGAAAAAACATTTGAAGACATTGTATTATTGCCGCAGCGATAAAATAGGTAAAGCTGATAAGATATCAGAACAAATCAAAAGAGAGAAGATCGAAGAAATGGATCTGAGTAATTCATCAACATTTGAAGAATGTTTACCTTGTTCTGGTTAAAAGGATAGAAAATATGACTAAAGTAAAATTAACACACGACCGTAACTATTTTAAACCCTTTTCCTATCAATGGGCCTACGATGCCTGGCTAAAATCCGAACAAAGTCATTGGATGTTGACTGAAGTCCCAATGGCAGAAGATATCAAGGATTGGCAGAACAAATTGACTGCATCTGAGAAGAAATTCCTTACCAACATCTTTCGTTTTTTCACACAATCGGATTTAGATGTTGCTGGTGGATATGTCAAGAATTATCTACCACATTTTCCTCAACCAGAAGTGAGAATGATGCTTTTGAGTTTTGCCAATCGTGAAACCATGCATATCGCAGCATATTCACATCTAATTGAAACAGTAGGATTACCAGAAACAATTTATAATGAATTTTTCCAATATGAAGAAATGAAAGCGAAACATGATTACTTCAATGACTTTGTAAACAAGGATAAGAAGAATATTGCTCAACAAATCGCAGCATTTTCAGCATTTACCGAAGGATTAGCCTTATTTTCGTCATTCATCATGCTTTTGAACTTCATCCGTCATGGGAAAATGAAGGGAATGGGTCAAATCATTACTTGGTCGATTGTGGATGAAACTTTACACACAGAATCAATGATTAAATTGTTTCGGACCTTCATCGAAGAAAATCGACACATCTGGAAAAATGATTTGAAAGGTGAAATTTACACAATCGCAACGAAAATGGTGGAATTAGAGAACAATTTTATTGATTTAGCGTTTTCAATGGGTCCAATGGAAGATTTGACAGCAGACCAAGTCAAAGAATACATCAAATATATCGCTGATAGACGATTGATCAGTCTTGGTCTTAAAGGTATCTTTGGAGTAAAGAAAAACCCATTACTTTGGGTAGAAGAAATCATCAATGCTCCGATTCATACTAATTTTTTCGAAAATCGTGCAACCGATTATGCCAAAGGTGCTCTAACAGGAACATGGGGTGATGTTTGGGCTAAAGAAGCAATGACATGGGAAGAAGGATAAATGGAATATACTGAAAAAATTAGAGAATATTTAAAATCATTGAAAAATTCTGGTATAATTATTAATTATACAATAGATAAAAATGGAGATATTTGTATCATACCACAAAAATCTATAAATATAATGCAATTTACCATTACATTACCAATCCTTAAAAAACAAACAGATTACTTATCTATAACGAAAACCGTTTTAGAGGAAGAAGGATAATGTATTATTGGTGTCTTTTCATAGTTGCTCTATTTATGTGGATTGGTGCAACATTCAATCTAATAAATGATCATTATGATAGAAAAAAATGGAGAGGTAAATAAAATCGAATAAATATACCTGTAATTATAACAGGTGATTTATGTCCAAAATTGTGGGAATCGATTATTCTATGACTTGTCCGGCTATCTGTATTCTAGGTGACTCTTTTCGAACATCAGGTATTCATTTCTTAACTCCAAACAAAAAACTTCAAGCGGCTCACATGAATATGTATGGTCACATTCATAGAGATTACAAAACTACCGAAGAACGTTTTTTCAATATAACAAATTGGGCTATGGTATGTTTACCACCAAACCTAGAAGAAAATAAAACAATCGTCTATATAGAAGATTATAGTATGGGATCAACAGGACCAACTTTTTCCATTGCTGAAAACACAGGTTTGTTGAAACACTATCTATATAAAAATAATGTTGAGTTCCATTTAATTTCCCCATCAGTCATTAAAAAAGACTTTACAGGGAAGGGCAATGCTGATAAATCTCTCATGTATGACGCATTTGTTGAAAGAACAAAAATCGATCTGTTTCAGGATTTGCATTTGATTCGTAAAACAAAGGTGGATAGTCCAATTTCAGATATAGTTGATTCATATGCTTTAGCGTTACTCGGAAGGAAAATGTATAATGGTTGACGTTGATCTTACATGAATGTGTGGTGACCGTGACCTTCACGAAAGCTAATGGTGATGAACGTGTCATGCGAGCCACACTTAAAAGCGATTTATTGCCAGTAACACAACAGGTTAACACTACGAAATCAAATCCAAATACGGCTCGCGTCTATGATATTGACGTTGAAGGTTGGAGGAGTTTTCGTTATGACAGTATTAGGGAAATCAAGGTATGAGTGTAATTGGTCTTTGTTCTAAATGTGGTGGTGAGGTTGTTTCTCTAAAATATCATACATTCCGACATGTCACTCAATTTACTCCACCAAAATGTTCTAAATGTGGTGCTA